AATAATAAGGCAGCGAACACCATCGAGTTTTCTTGATACATACCAAACATTTTTTTCAAAATCAACTTTCTTCTTTGTTTTTTCATCATACTTATTTGCTAATGCAACATTAAAAGTAGGAATAAGACCCGGTAAAGCTTTATTAATAATTTTAACTGAGGCTCTAATTTTTAGGTTTCTATCTAGGACTAGATATAGTAAGTCCTTAATCTCAGGATTACAATAGACATACCCGTTAATTTCTTTTATTGCTCTATGTCCTGTAATTAGTCTTTGATTTAAAGACTCAAGCAACTGAAACATGGAGTCAAATTTGGTATAATCCTGAGTTATGTCAGGCCTTTTTTCTAAAAGCTTTGTTGTAACATAATACTGAAGAAAATTATTGTAAGTGTAATACAGTACTTTTCTCACGTTTTTACTTGCTGTTAGAATAGTTTTAACTTTATCGTTAGATGAAGTAGACTTATTCATCTCTTCTAGAAAAGCGTTGACTTCATTAATCATAAAAAGCTCCTATAGTTTTAATTGCTAAAACGTAAAAAGATAAAAAAATAAGAAGCTCAACGATAATAAACATGCAAATTGCTATATTAAACGCGAGCTTCTTGTCTTCAAAAAGGTCTTTGTTATGTTGTGTAGTATCGTAATACAAAAAAGCATTAAAGACCAAGATTAAAATTATACCAGCATAAATCATGTTACTCTATGTAATACAAATCAGTTTCAGCTGATATTGCAAGTGCTTCTAAAAACAACCTTGATTTATAAGGAATACGTTTGTTTTCCTTTCGACAGCTATCATAGACTACTTCAACTCTTCTTAATGCATCTTGCGGTGATGAAGACTTAAGAGCATATGCAACGATACTTGTCTCGTATTCTCCTAAACCATTCTTGTCAATAGTAATCTTAAATCTATTCTTTTTTCTCATTGTCTTACCTATTAGTTTGTATAAAGCCGAGCTGCGGTTTGTGCCTTATCTTGTGTCTTGTACTTACCTACAAATGTCCAACCACTGGACCATCTGTTTTCAGCTTTATGATAAAGTTTAAAAACATTGTTTTCTTTAGTAATTTTAAATGTTTCTGTATTTATACTATATAACATAATTTTCCTGTTTATAAATTTATTTAATGTTAATTACGATGTCTGTTTGATCTGCATCAAACATTAGATTACAGCCAGTAGCTAATACCCAACATCTTTTAAGACCTCTAGATATTGAAGGTTTTGGAGCACCACCATCAGTTAAAACAATATAACCATCAAACTTTTTCCTGTTTTTGATTGCATGTTTTGTAACCGATTCAAAACTTGTTCCGCCTGTGAGTGTTCTTTGCATGTCGGGTCTCGTGTTCTTCTTCCAAAGAAAAGATGATTTTTCATCTACGACATGATCAAACTTATATACATAAAAGTCTGTCCTATTTGATAAATTATCTAACTCTGAATAGAACTTCATTAGCTCTTGGTTTGAAACAGATCCACTTTCGTCAATATAAACAGCAATCATAGGCTTGTAAACTTTCTTAAAACCTGCATGAATACCTGGATATTTTCTATTAAGCTTTCTAACTGATGATCTTCTATCATCTCTTCTTGTAAATCCACAAAATCTTTTTAGTAATGATTCCCATTTAATTTCGTTAGAAAGCATCTTCATAATTTCTTGACGCATTTCTGAAGATACAGATCCCCAGTTTCTATTATTAGCTTCTTCTGCAGCTTCTTTCACTATTTCTTTAATTTTACCGGAGATCATTTCTCTTTCAGCTTCAGATATTTCGTCCCAGCCTTCATGATCATCAAGGCCTAAACTTATCATTTTTTCTTGATCTTCGAGAAAATCCTTGACATCATTATCACTCATTAACTTTTCAAAATAATATTCAGAAGTCTTATTAATAGGCATACTTTCGATAAGACTAGAAAGCTTCATAAAAGTTTTTAACTCTTTGTCAGACATCTGTTCTTTTTGATCCGAAGAAATTTTTAAAGCAAAGCCTGGAATTAGTCCTCCTTCTGGCAGTTCATTTCTTGGTATGGTAGAATTGATTGCCAAGTCTGTGCCATAGTTCCAAATAATATGAGGATCGCGTCTTCTCTCTGTTGTATGACCAAACACTAGATGTAGACACTCATGCTTTAGCAATCCACCAATATGTTTCTTAGGGAGACCTGCTAAAAACTCTCTGTTCCACCATAAAGTAATTTCTGACTCGTGCGTAGAAACACCAGCAGTTGGTATTGCTATTGACTCGATCTTGTTTAGTGATCTTAAAATCCTGCTATAAAAGGGTTCATTCCAAAGAAAATCAACTAGATGACTAGTTAGTTCAAAGTTATCAATGTTTTCTTGTGATACCTTGTTTTTCTTTAGTATGCTGTTATTATTTTCTTTTTTGTTTCCCATAAAAAATATCCTTTATGAATCTTAAATGCCTTATAGTTTATTATAACACAAAGATAATCTTGAATACACTTAAGTGATGACTAGGTGTTTTACTTACCTAATATGTCTCTATTGTTGTTTACAATCTCAACTACATATTGGCCAACTTCTTTATGGAAGTTCTGAATTGTTTTTATGTTTTTCCCTTTAGTAATACAAGACCAGAAGTGAATCATCATTTCTTCGGAAATAGACTTACCTAACTTAGCTGCGTTCTTAGCTTGTGAAACTGTCCAGTCATTTGTAGCACCATGTTCACCTAATCTTTCAATTAAAGAATTGATTCTATCGTTAGACATTGCTTCAATCTTTTCTTTACATTTTGCAAATGATCTAAGAAGCTCTTCAGGTGTTACTACAACTTCGTATTTTTTAACAAAATCAGTAAATTCAATTGCTGCCTCATTACCAATGAAACCAATTGCTGTGTTATAGATGTCAAACGTATCTCTATCTTCCATGAGTATAGTATTAGTATGTTTTAAAACCTCGTCAAATCTTGCCCAAGAAGCAGGAGTTGGAAATACCTGTCCTGGTTTGACCTTGTTGAGGTTAACAAAAAGATGTGATTTTCTTGTCTTAAGAAATTCTAAAATCATTGGGTCAACATTTTTAGATTTAGCCCATGTCATCCAGTCATTTTTTGAAGGTTCAATATCAATAGTCCAAAATCGTCTTAAAAGAGCTGGGTCCATTTCATTAACATCATATTCATTACCATGATTAACTGCTGCAATAATTCTGGTTTCTGGATGAATGTTATAAGCATTTCCTTCTTCATCATTACCAAGACAGCGATCCAATACAATTTGGAAAAATGATTGTTGTACAGCAGGTAAACCTCGATTTAATTCATAAAAAACAAAACAACTGGTTCTTTGCAGGCTCTAACAAACCATGAAGGCATACAAAACGTCATTACACCTTTTGATTTCATGCCTTCGATATCAGGATAGCCTTGAACATCACCTTCAGACATAATAGATGCTCGAACATCAATAAGAGGTAGTGAAACGTCTCCAGCAATTTGATTTGCTAGTGCAGACTTTCCAATACCAGTTCCACCTCGCATAAGAATTGAAATGTGTGGAGGGAGATTAGGAGCTACTTTAAGAAAATTATTAATATTCAATTTAAATTCCTTTTAAAATGAAGTTGTTTGTTATTGATTATACTTTATTATAATTTATTATTAATCTTAATTACACTTTAGAGTTTATAATTTGTATTGAATAACTAAAATCAAAACGCTGAGAGCAGTACAAAGTGCTGTTTTAAACGTAAAAGGTGTTTCACCTAAACACATGTAAGTTAAAATTGGATAGACAAGGTAAGATAGACCAAAAAACATAAATCTTGCAGACCAAACTGAACCATTAAAGTTGTTAACAAAATAAGTCCAAGCATAAAGATACCCGTATGCAATAGGAAGACTAAATAGGATAATGATCCAGTCTTGTTTATCTTTATAAACATCATCGATAAACTGCAAGTTCTGTTGCAAAAATGTTAATGTTGCAGCAAAAATATAAGCTGCTAAAGCATATGCCATATATTATTTAGACCCCACTCGAGCTACTTCGTTAAAACCTTCTTTCTTAAGATCTAAGAAGAAAGTCCAACCAGCTCCGCCAAAACGATTCTTAATCGTTTCTAGAACACGTAAACCTTTAAAGTCTTCATCTTTCTTTTCAATAGAAAGGTGTAACATTGCGTCAACCATATGCTTTAACTTTTGCGAGCCAGCCATATTACCACTTTTATTAACCTGTCCGATACAGATAACATTAATATAATGCTCTTTAGCATAGTCAGTAAGCATTTGAAGAGACCTTACAGCAGACTGACTGTTTGTATTTTCTTCTCCATACTTACCATCATTAAGTGTTTGTAAAGAGTCAACAATGAGAAAAAACGGTTTGTTTCCTGACTTCTTTCGAAGCATATCACATTGTTTAAGAAGCCTTGGAACATATGATTCTTGCCCGGCAATAAATCCGCTTGATAGTTCTAGTCTTTCACACGTAAGCTTTACTTGATACAAGCTTTCTTCAGCAGTATTAAATAAACATGTATATCCTTGAGATGTTAAAGCGTTAGCAAGTGTAAGCATGAGTGTAGTTTTACCAGCGCCTGGTTCTCCGGTAAACAACGAAATCGTAGAAGGAGTAAAGCCTTCACCCCCAAAAGCTGCGTCAATGTAGTCAACGCCACACGGATTTCTCTCTCTTAGTTTCCTAGGAACGCTAATGTCGAGAATGTTTGTGCCAAAAACAATACCGTCGTTTTTTACTTTAAGTTTCATTATTTAATAATCCTTTAAAAAGTGATTGTTGATTGATTATACTTAATTATATTTTATTGTTGATCTTAATTACACTTAAGAGTTTAAATCTGGCGTATATATCTACCATCAAACTGCTTAACTGCACCTTTAACTAGCACAAAGAAGCAGTTTTTCTCAACTCTTCTTGAAAAATATTCAAAATCAGAAACAATTAAACCTATGGACTTTTCAGTGCTGAAGTCTACTTCAACTAACTGATTAGGCTTAAACGAATATCTGATTATTTTTTTTACTTTTGCAAAATTTTCATCCTTAACAACTCTTTGCGTAGATACTTGCCTTGTTTGCTTCGACGCTTGCCTAGCAGCTTTTAAACTGTTCGGGTTAGTGTTTTGCATCTTTGATTTAAGCTCTTTAAGCTGTTTTCTAGATAATGACATAACAGTCTCCTTTATATAATTATTATATAAACTTTTTAAAACAATTACACACGCTTAGTATATATTATTCCTGCATTAATTTCAGAACCGTACACACTATTTAAACCGTTTCTTACATGAGACATAATACAATCAGACATATAATCGTCAAGATCTTCTTTACCGTAAGTAAAGTTTAAGTTCTCAACAAGCTCTTTACCGTAATTCCATGCCAAAATTTCTTCATTCATTAAGTGAACAAATCCTTTTTTAGATCTAACTGTCCAAGGCATGTTCTTGTTAAAACATATTACACCTTTACGTTTAATTTGATTATCAATAATCATGTGACCTGCTTCATGCAAAAGAGTAAAAAATCTTTCTCGATATTTTAGGTTTTGATTAATTCTAATCATGTTAAGTTGAGGATACCAGGCATCTTCTTCGTAAGGCTTTTGGATCACATTAACAAAGTAATTGTCCTTAATGTATTTAGTTAAAATATAAAATTGATTTTTGTATGTTTGAGGGTTCATGTTGTTGTCCTTTTATATTATTATAAATTATATTTAAACAATTTTGCACTTATGAGTCATCTAAATGTTTTTATATTTCTGGAATATTCTTCTAATCTTTTTGGTATGACTATTGACTCCTTTAACATATCTTGAAGTATATTTGTTCTTCTTAGAACATTTGTTTGAATTATTGTAATAACAAAGTGCTTTGTTAAGTGGCTTAAACTTTTTTTTATAATACTTTAAAGCTTTGACGCCGTGATGAAATAAATCACATTTTCGTAGTAAGCCATCTCGTTTAACAGCATTTATATTTCCTTTATTGTTGGGACACCAAAACTCATATTTAATTTGTAGTGGTCCTACACATTTAAATTTATTAGGTTTTGATTGCTCAGTCATTCTAGACTCTTCCCAAGCAACGCCAAGTGTTAAAGGTATATCTAAATTATTATTTTTTGCTTCTTCAATTAGAATAGAACATACTGCAAGGTTTTCTTCTCGCGGTTTGTTGTCAGATAATTTATGATAAACCTCTTCGCAAAAACTATATTGAACAGATAAAGCAATTAAAAGTTTAATCAAAATGTTTTTGTACGTCTCCTGATCTATGTGTTTCTATTGTATCATCTTGAAATCTAATTCTATAAAAAACTTTAGCCTCAGTTGTTCCCCCAACGGTTAGTTGGTTATTTCCTTCAGTAAGGATTTCTTCTACTACTCCGATTTTGTTTATTCTTTGCCAGTGATAAACTTTGTCGCCTCTTTTTATCATTTTAATAACCTTTCGAATATGGTTTATTGTAATAAAAAAAATAAAAAATTACACTTTTATTAAACAAATACGCCACAGTTAACTAATGATTGCAAAACATCTAACAAAGCCTTAGCTGATGATTCTCTGCATGTAGAACCTGAGCAATCCATCATAGGCTTAAGAAACTTATCAATATCATCTGGAGTGCCCATTAAGTGTTGAGAACAGCTATCATAAGAATCTTTACATGGAACTGTATGGATTGATTGTGCTCTTGCTTTATTATAATGATCTAGAGACTCTGGATGTTCACAGTGAAATTTAATATGATCTACATATTCTTGTGTAGTTACTTGACCATTATTATTTAAGTCAAAGTGTGAATATAAGTCTTCTGGCGTAATATGACCATCACCATCCGGGTCTAAGTCGTGATGACTATTATTATGTGGTTCGCTAACAATTTTTACATCATATGACTCCAAGGGGTTAGCCATACAATTACAATTAGGTTTTCCACACATCAAACATACATCTAAATTTGCTCTATTTAAAAACTCTCTAATTAATTTTCTTTCACTCATAACAATCCTTTTCTATAATACTACTAATTATAACGCTTTTAGTTATAATTTTTCTATGAAATTTATTTGTTGTTTATCGTGAGAATCTTTTCTGCTTTTGCCTAGTTTTATTAGTTCATTCATTTTTTCTTGTGAAGAAACTTTTTCGGAAAAATTATTGCAATTTTCTTCAGCTTTGTCTGTTAAAATGTTAATTGACTGAAAAATGGTTTTTAATCTTTTGAGAACAAAACAAGCAATATGCGCGCTATCTTTAAATATGATTCTTTCAGGCGCTGAATGGGAGATGTCTCTTTCTAAGAGTGTAGTACAATTTTCAATTGCTGTATGCATGTAAGACTTATAAAGTCTTGTAAGGCCGCATATGTTTTCTGAAAGTATTGGGTTCTTTTTGTGAGGCATTGCACTTGATCCTTTTTGTCCTTTCGAAAAAGGTTCAGACATTTCATTTACGCCATCAATACTGTATATTCTTATGTCATAAGCAATTTTTTCTGCTGCTAAAACTACTTTAAGTATTGCATAGAAGTAATCTAAAAAAACATCTCGAGGAATAATCTGTGAACTTCTTATTGGATACAAGCCTAAAGATCGAAGAGCGTTGTTTTCGTTTCGATATGAGTTGAAAGTATTATTGCCTATTACTCCTGATAATTTTCCCCATTTCAAGCCTTTTTCTACACGAGATATTTCGTCATAACCTCTTCTTAAATAGTCTATCCATCTTAAAAAGATTTCTCTATAAGTTTGTATTTCAGCAGACTTTCCATGAGTTCGACCTAATATTCTTTTTTTAGAAAAATCTGATTTTAAAACTTTGTTTAAATGATATAAAGTATCAGCGCAGTAATTGTTAACTTGCTTTAACGATTCTTTACTCATAAGAACAAGTGAAGTATCTAATATGTCTGATGATGTTAGGCCATAATGTATCCATCTTCCAGCATTACCAGGAATAGATTCTTCTAGCATTTGCACGAAAGCTTGAACGTCGTGTCTAGTTTCTGATTCTATTTCTTTCCATCTGTCGATATTAATTGATACGTTTTCCTGAATAGTTTTTAACTCTTTTTCAGTAATTGTTTTTTCAATTATATTACCAGAAATTGACTCTAAGTGTGCCATTTCAACTTTAAGCCATGTTTTTAATTTATTTTCTGTTTTCCATATATCATGAATTTCTTGTACTTTATAACGTGGTATCATTTTTTCTCTTTATATTTTTCTATAGTTTCTGTTGGCAATTCAACTATTTGTTTACCTAATAATATTTCTGACAGGCTTTTAGTTTTTCTGTAAACTTCATTTATACCATACTTGATAGTTACAGGTGAATCATAGTCAAATTTATTAATAACAAGATCACCATGTTTTAACTTGCCCAAACTATTTCGCCTCTTTTAGGGCCAGTTGTATATGATATCTTATTGACTCCAGTATGTATCTCTATCTGATTTAATAATTCTGTAAAACCTGGATCAAAAGCACTTACTGTATTGATTTTAGATAACAAATAGCTTCTGCCATGAACAAACAAACTAGGTCTTTCGATATGCGTCATAACATCAGTTTTGACTACACATAAATGATCAACACCATTTTGTTGAACAGCTCGTTTAACTTCGTCTAAATCAAGCCAGCCACATTGTCTTGGGCGACCTGTAGTTGCTCCGAACTCTTGACCAACTTCAGAAAGAACTTTTTCTTGGCCGTCTGATATTATACTTGGGAAATCGCCAGATCCAACTTTAGTTTTATAAGATTTTATAACACCAATTACCTCATCTATCTGCTTATGACTTAAACCTGTAGAATTTAAGGCACCACCTACAGAAGGTGCTGATGATGTAACATCTGGATAGTTATTTGAAAATATGTTGAGACCACTGCCTTGCGCGCCTTCTAGTAAGATATTATAGTCTTTTTTATAATAATCTTGTAGCACATTTTCATTGTTGAGACGATATAGACCAAGTATTTCAGACATTTCTTTATATTTTAAAACCCAATTATTAAACAAGTCAAAATCTGGTTTGAGTTCTTTTAAACTTTCTCCATCTTGTGCTCTCTTTTCTTGTAAGTCAAAAAACTTTGATTGAATCTTTATAAGAGATTCTTCTGGAGAATCTACGATGTCTTTTACAAGAATAGAATCTCTAGCGTAAAAATCAGAGTAAGCAGGGCCAATTCCTTTAGCAGTTGTGCCTAGTTTCTTTTGATATTTAAGTCTGTCAATAATTTTATGTGTTGGCTCTATTATTGGGCAGTAACCAGAAACTGAAAGGTTTATGCCGGGTTTTACATTAAGGCCAGCAACTTCTTGACAAAATTCTTCTATGTCTACAACACAACCTCTTGCAATTATATTAATTACTTCTTTTGAAAGAACGCCGACAGGCAAGATGTGTGTAACAAATTTATTTCCTCTTCTATCATAGACAGTATGTCCTGCATTTCCTCCTCCTTGAAATCTTACGACAACGTCAGCCCAAGTTTGAACTAAATCATCAACTACTCTACCTTTACCTTCGTCTCCGTGCTGGAGACCTAATACTAATTTTGTTGGCATTAATTTTCTTTCTCTTCAGAATAATCAAAGTTATTTGTTTCACCTAACAATTCGTAAGTCTCATGTGAAAATTCTCTTGGTTTGTCAAAAACTTTAAAGTCAGGTTTTTTAGGATTTTCATAGCCAAGAGAGCTATGATTCCATAAAATCTTATTATTCGGGCCACAACACAAAACGCCTAATTCGTCTTCAAAGAAAAAGTTTTTTTGCTTATGCTCTGTCCAAAATTTTGATTCTGTATAGTCAACTGAATTATTTATCTCAGGCGGTTTAAAATCAACTGTAAAGGTGTATCTTCCTCTTAGCAAAGCTTTGTTTCTATTTTTCATTGTAACATCAACGTTTTTTAAAAATGCTTTTTGATAAATTTCAGCGCTGTCTGTTATACAATCCCACCAAGCAACATCTGTTAAATCGATTTTTACATTTGGACTTTCTTCTTTGTTGAATATTGCGCATTGTAATATTTTATCATAACAAGCATTATATTCAGGCATATAAGCTTCAAACAAAGGAGGTTCGTACCTTGTGAATCTAACACCTACAAGGTAAGCCTCAATCATATTATGATCTTTTGCCCAAATAAAATTGCTTGAGCCTTTTAAAAAAGATTCTTTAATCCACACTTTTTCGTATGGTAAATTTAAATACATCATGTTATTTTTTCCTGTTAAAAATATGAGGATTACCTTCTACATGTGAAGAAGATGTTTGCTTTCGAAATACTGCATTGTCTATAAGCTCTTGTAAAGTATTTGCACCGCTATAAGACATTCCACTTCTTACATTTGACATTATCTCATTAATCACCTTTGAAGTAGTACCTTTGTAAGGGACAAATGAAGCGACGCCTTCGATTGAGTTGTATGTGCCTTTCCAGTTTTTCTGTGCTGCTTTTGAAGCCATTCCGTTATAACGCTTTAACTTTTTACCGTCTTGAGTTATTGTTTTTCCTGGCGTTTCTCTTGTTCCACTTAACATAGAACCAAGCATAACAAAATCTGCGCCTGCTGCTAATGACTTAACAATATCACCACTATTTTTAATACCACCATCAGCAACAATATAAGGCACTAAACAATCTTTACTGTTATTTAATAGATCTTGTTTTGCCTCATAACAATCAAGTATTGCCTGAAATGTTGGTATTCCGTGTCCTGTCTGGATTCTTGTTGTACAAATACTTCCACTCCCTACAGATGTTCGAACAGCATGCGCGCCTGCCAATGCTAAACGTTTATACGCATGACCTGTAGCAACGTTTCCTGCCATGACAAATAGATGTGGATATTCACTCCTGATAAATTCTATTGCTTTTTCCATAAGAATATGATCACCGTGAGCAATGTCAATACAGACAATACTTAAATCATTTCTAGAAAGCTCTGATAATCTTTCTTTGTAATCTCCAGTTGCACCAATCGCTGCAGCTCTATAATCTCTATGATTAACATATCCTAAGAGTTTTGCTTGAAACTCAATTGTATTATACCTGTGAATAATACCTAGTCCACCTTGACTGATCATCGCATTAGACATATGCGCTTCAGTTACTGTTGACATAGGAGAGCTGATAATTGGTATTTTAAATTTTAAATTCTTGCCAGAATATTTTACATTAACACAAGTATCAATATTCTTTCTAGTTATTAACTCTGAGTATTGAGGTTCTAAAATTACATCATCAAAACTTAATACTTCTTTTTTATTAATTCTCATTTAATTCCTCTTTATAGTATTAGTGTATATAAATAATTTTTTATTTACACCAAAGAGTTATTTATTATTTAAAAAGTCTTTTTTGTATTTTGCTAAAGCTTTTTCTTTGCATTTAGCTTCTAACATAATGTCAACTGACTTGCCACAGCTATCAAAGGGTTTGTAGTAAAAGTTTGAATGTGCTGCAGATGATCTTGTTGTTGGATCTTCAAACTCTTTTTTACCGTTAGAATGATGACAAGTTGGTCGAATTGTAGAAGGCCATGAATCAAAAGCCATGTCAAAGCTCTCATCATAAGGTGCATCCTGAGGTCCGAGACTAAAGTGATGAGAGTCGAAGACAATTGGAACGCCTGTAACCTTATAAACATTTTCGTATAGAAACTTTGAACTAAACATTGCAGCCTTGTCATCGTTTTCTACAGTAAGTCTTGACTGAACTGATGGCGATAGTCTTTGAAAGTTTTTATTAAAGTTGTCTGCGGCTAGTTGTAGATTGCCTCCGCATGATGAACCAAGATGAATATTGATTTTTGACCAGTGATTTTGATCTAGACCCATAAGATCGAAAAGCTTACCATGTATTTCTAGATCTTTAATACAATTTTCTACAACATAATCTTTTTCTGATGCTAAACAATTAAATTGACCTGGGTGAAATGAAACTCTTTGACCAATAACTTTGGTATAATCGCCTGCCATTTTAAGATAGTGGCATATTTCTTCGTAGTCTGGAAGCTCATGCAACTCATATTCGCTAGCCCAAGGGGTAATTTCTGATGAGAGACGAAAGACTTCTACTTTATTTTTGTAATTCCAGTTAAAGATTGGTAACATATCTTTGACATTTTGCAAAACAAGTGACGAAGCATACGTCAACCCTTTTTCAAGGAAAGTCTTTTTTCTCATTGTCCTAGAATTGAATATACCTTTTTCTCGTAGTTCCATATTGATGCACGCATATCCAAATCGATTCATAATATTACACCTTTTTATTATATTTTATATAATAATAATCATATTTATTACACAAATACACGACAAATTTATATTAAAGGTTTGTAAAAACATGAAAAATAGTATAAGATGGCTATTAACAGAATCAAAAATATCTAGTCTGGATCCGCAAAAAGTTAATTATGTAAATGGAAAATTAATATGCTATCACTTGACTTCACATCAAAAATGGGCGAATTATAATCCAAGTATAAAAGACAAGATGGAAAATCCATTAATTAAACACCCAAAACAAGAAGTAAATCCAGATGATGCTAGAGCTGTAAGAATATTAAAAAGTCTAAAAAACAGTAATAGAGTTTCTGCAAGAGATTCTTACGATATAGAAGAAGAAACCATTATGGACATGTTAGATGATCCATATACAGATACTAGTGGTTTTAATCCAGGTGGTGGTGATCATCACGGGAAAGGTCTTTATACATGTTATAAGTTTAACCCAGGTATTGCTAGAACTTATGGAGATATATGTCTTGCTTTTGAAATAGATATAAGTAATTTTGTAATAACGTTTGAAGATTTAGCTAAGCAAGTTCACGGTAATGACTGGAGAATTAAA